GGCTGGGTGCGGTAGATCTCCTCGTAGGTGCGGAACGTGTCGCGCGACAGTTGCACGCCCGCGGTGATCGCCGAGTGCAGCGTGGCGTCGGTGGGCCGGACCGCGTTGATCGTCCCCTGCCGGATGACGAATGCCATTAGCCACCTCGCACCACGTGTTGCAGGAACAGGACTTGGGGCCGTTCGATGTAGAGCTGGCCGTCCATGGGCGTGGGTTCGCCGCCGGGGGTGAGCAGCGTGCAGTCGGACAGCACCAGCAGGGGGCCGCGCCGGTCGATCAGCAGGCCGTTGATGGCGGTGCCGTCGATCAGGTTCACCAGCACGCGCTCGTAAATCGGCCAGCGTGACAAGGACACGGGTAACCGCCCACTTTCACTCGATGAGGTGACCGGCGTTGAGTGGATCTCGTCCGCCGCCTTACGGTGGTGAAGCGGTCCTCGGAGACGAGGTAAGCGATGGGACTCACACGGTCCGCGGGCACAAAAGGTTCCCCCCGGTTCCCTTTTCACCGCCCGTTTGAAGGAGGCATCCTCGCGCCCTCGGACGTTCTGTCGGGCCGCGGGCCGTGTGACCCACAACGTGACAGTGGTGAAAGGGTGGCGCCCGCCGATTTGTCGCCGGTGGAGTGCGCTCCTGGACTCACGTCGGGCGTCGACCTGTCCGCCCGAAGTTGCAGGTTCGAATCCTGCCTGTCGCGCGTGCCGTGCCTGCCGGTCTGCACAGCTTCACGAGGTGGGTACGGTGGTGAGAACGGGCGGCGGGGAAGTTAGGCGCTAACCCGCCGCCCGGTCACCCGGAAACGGTTGCGGCGCTCACGGCCTTGACGCGCCGCGACCTCCTCACCGCCCCGCCGGGCTTGACTCCCCCGGCGGGGCGTTTCCGTCACAGGATCATCAGCCGGCTGTCCTCGTACGCCGAGCGCTGCGGAATGACTTCCCGAACCTTCCAGGCGTTGGTGGCCATCGCCGCGGTGGGCACGGCGTCGATGCGCGCCTTGTCCCGGCCGCGTTCGGGCTTTTCCGGCCGGATCAGGTTCGGGTCGTAGGCGGCGTGCCTGACCTCGCACTGGTCGAAGCAGAACCGCGCCAGCGGGTTGCCGTGGTGGCGGATCAGCTTGCGCTTCACGAGGCCCATCAGCTCGGTCATGCCGGGGCTGATCCGGTCGTACGTGTTGCGGTACGCCGACAGCTCGTCGCCTTCGGGGTCGAGCCCGATGGCGTCGCAGATCTTGTTGATGATCGGCCACATCGACCATTCGTCGCAGTCCACACCGAGCAGCCGGAACGTCCGGGCGTCTTCGGCGATGTCGGCGATGACCCGGTCGTAGTCGATGACGGAGCCTTCGGTGACGGTGAGCCAGCCGGCGCGGGCGTACTGGGAGAACTTCCCGTCGTGGTACTCGTCGAGCCGGTCGAGTCCTTCTTCGGGCAGCCAGAACCGCCACAGGTAGTCGGCGGGGTGGAACTCGCTCTCGCCCGGCAGTGCGAGGCACCAGGCGGTGAGGTCGAACTTCGCCGACAGGTCGAAGCCGGCGTAGGCGCTGCGGCCGGCGAGTTGCTCGCGTTGCCAGTCGGGCTTCGGCCACAGGTCGCCAGTGCAGGAGTCCCACAGGTGCATGGGCATCCACCGCGTCGACTGGCTCACCCACTGATTCAGTCGGAATTGCCGGAAGGAGTTCTCCTTGCCGGGGTCGGCGCGGGCCTCGGTGGCTTCCTCGCGCAGCGACTCGATGGACAGGAACTGCCCGAGCGCCGGGTTGGGAATGTGCCAGTTGGTTTCGTCCCACGGGTCGGCGTCGTGGTCGAGGTTGCGCATGTAGACGAACACGTGCGGCGCCCGCGAAGGGTCGTCGGCGATGCGCTGCATTTCGTCGTGTTCGGCCTTGCCGAAGCTCTGGGGGTCGTTGCCGGCGGTGGTGGCGGCGACCATGAGCGGTTGCTCGCGGGCGCCCATGCCGGTGCGCATGGCGTCCCACAGGTCGCGGGACTTTTGGGCCAGCACCTCGTCGAACACAATGCCGTGTGGGTTGTGTCCGAGGTTGCCGCCCGCGTCACCGGCGACGACCTCGAAGTACGATGCCGTTTTCGCGTCCCAGATCCGCTTGTGCTGGTTGTTGATTTTCAACCGGCTGCTGAGGATCGGCGACAACTGCACCATCCGCTGCGCCACGTCGTAAACCTTGCGGGCCTGGTCCCGGTCGACCGCACAGCCGTAGATCTCGGCCATCTCCTCGCCGTCGGCGATGAGCAGGTACAGCGCGATGCCCGCGAGCAGCTCGCTCTTGCCGTTCTTGCGGGCAATCTCGATCCAGGCGATCTTGTACCGCCGCACGTACTTGCCGAACTCCGTCGACCAGCGCATCGTGCCGAACAGCGGCGCCATGATGTCGTCGAGCTGCCAGCCCGAGAGCGTGAACCTCGTGCGCGCCCAGCGGCCCTTGGTGTGGCACAGGATCTCGTGGAAAAACGCACTCACGTGTGCGACCCGCGGCTTGCACAGGTGCTCGCCGTACTCGGTGCATTCGATGTCGTCGAAGACGAAGCCACACGCGGGGATGGCGGCCATGGAAGTCACCTCCCACGGGGCTTATGCTGATGTCCTTGGTGGCCGGTCGTTCCAGGAGCCCTTCGGGGGCGCCGGATGGCGTGGCCATACCTGGTGAGCAGCGGGCAGACCGACCGGGACAGTCGGGACACCGCCGCAAGACGGGACGATGCCGGAGTGAAGGCCCCTTGGTCGGCCTTCACCGGTGGGGAGTGTCCACCCCTGCTGGGGCACGGCCCGCCGGGGGTTCGAATCCCCCCGCCGGCCACCAACTCAGCTCGCCCACACCGCGTAAATCCGGCCCTGGGCGCCGGCCGCATGCCGCCCCGAATGGTCGAGCAGGCGGGTGCACCACAGGCCGGTGTGCGGCTCCGGCCAGCCGCACGGCACCAACTCCGCGCCGTCGATGACCCCGGGGTCCATCGGGTCGATCGGCAGCCACTCCACACAGCCGCCGCTCCAGTGCCACCCGCCGGGGGTGACACACGCGTCCGGGATGCAGTCACGCACCGGCGCTCAGCCCGACAGCAGCCGCGACGGGTCGGTCGCGTCGACGATCCGGGGGCCGCTCACCGTGCCGGCCTTCAAGTGCACCCGCGACGCGGGCGTCAACCCGAGGTGCTGGGCGTAGCGCAGCATCGTTGCGGCGGCCTCGCGCTGCATGGTGCCGCTCGGGTTCTTTACCCACCCCTGCCGACTCTCGATCACCGGGCCGTGCTGCTCCAGGTCGCGCGACGCGATCCGGTGCGCCAGCACCGCCTGGCAGTACGCGTACAGCGGATCGCGGTCGGCCATCGTCACCACGCCCATGGCCAGCATCTGCTTCATGGTGTGGTCCCAAATGTCGCGCAGCTCCGCCGACGGGTTGATCTCCGGCAGCTCCGGGATGCCTTCCATCGGCTGCGGCTCGTCGGGGTTGGCTGCCTTGCCGGCGAGCACGCGCAGCCTGGTCGGCTCGGCAATCCGGCCCATGTCGATACTCCTTATGCGGTGGTCGAGTTCGTGATCAGGCCCAGGTTGGCCAGTGCGGTGAGCAGCGACGCCAACGCGGTACCGTCGGCCCGCGAACCGGTCACGGTCGGCTTGGTGACGGCGGCAGCGTTGAAGAAGCCGGCGCTGGCGCCGAGATGGCGCAGCGTGCCGCCGATGTGGAGCGCGTCGTCGGTCTTCAACGTCAGGGCAGCGTCGCGGTACAGCCAGGTGTCGACGGCGTTGGTGCCGTTGCCCCAGGCCATCAGACCATCGGCGCGAATGTAGAACTGCGCGACGGCCTGCCCGGCGACCCGGCCGCCGAAGACCCGACTGCCGGTGGCGGTCCCCACCGTCTCCACCTGGTTGGTGGCCAACACGGTCGCGTCGGTGGTGTAGATCGGGCCAAGCGCCAGGGCGCGGGCGGTCGTCACGTTCGCGGCCGTCGGTGCGAGCATCCGCACGCTGATGCCGAGCGGGTTCGCGGCGCTGCCGCGATGCACGACCTGGATGCGTACCCGGCTGTTGGTGGCGTCCCAGGAGGCCGCCGTCAGGCCGAACTGCCCGGAGATCGAACCCTGTGAGGTGACGATCGACATCAGGTTCTCGGTGAAGGTGCCGGTACTGGTGACGCCCAGGGAGTATCGGGCCACCAGGACGCCATGCCCGGCCGCGCCCGTGGCGTTGGAGGTCAGGGTCACCTCGATGACCCCGGTCCACCCGGTCGACGCCGGGAAGTACAGGTCGGCCTTCTCGTTGGCGGTGGCGGTGAACGTGGCCAGGAACGACTTCACGACGAGCGCGTCGCCCAGGAGGTCCGTGGCGGCGACCGCGTTCGGGGTGACCGTGCCGGCCTCGGTGTAGACGGTGGTGACGCCCAGGCCGTCGCGAACCTGGCCCATTCGGGTGGCGTTGTTCGCCAGGTACCGCACCGACACCGACACGATTCCGGCGGTGGAGGTGACCAGTTTGCCAATGGGAATCCGCCAGCGCAGGTTGACCGCGTCCCAGGTAATCGGCATCAGCGCGTAGTTGGCGGCGATGGCGCCCTGCACGGCAACGGTGGTCATCGACGATGCCGACGCCACCCCGGCGTTGGTGCCAGCGAGGAAGTACAGCACCCGAATGACGCCGTTGGCGTCGTTCGTGGAGTGCGACGAGCTGATCGTCACGTCGAAGGCGCCGATGACGGCGGTCGACGCGGCGGCGAGGTAAATGTCGGCCCGGCGGTCGGCAACCCCGTCGAAGGAGACGTTGAACGTCTTCTCGAACTGGAAGTTGCCGTTCTGCACGCCGCCGAGCGCGCGGGTCGTGCCGACGACATGCAGGCTGTCGTCGGTCTTGAGCAGGTCGACGCCACCCCGGTACAGGGTGGTGTCGGTGTCGGTGACCGGCAGCGTGCCGCCACCGCCTCCTGCGCTGCCCCGGGGCAGGGTGTGGGGGGTCGTCATCGGTTCACCTCGGTGGGTGCGTGGGC